CCAATGCAGCATCAGGAAGGTCTAATCTGTAGACTCCCGGCATGTTGGTTGCGTCTACCTCCGCAAATCCACCAGATGTCCACGCCTGAGCGATTGTACGGGCTACTAGAGGGATGCTTACAGAAGCAGTTCGCGTACGGTTGTAGCGGGCTGTGAGACCGCTTGTGGAGGCTGTTAGACCTGTAGCACCGAGGTAGAGCTCGATGCTTTGTGATGTGCTTGCTGGTGCAACGGTGATGGTCGTAGCCTGAGTGTTCACAGGCAGGTTAGCCACATAACCGACATTACTTGGAACACTGGTAATCACACGATAAGTACCAGCACCAGTGTCTGGGCTTGTACCTGTCCACGTTACACCGTAGATATCTGTCGCTGGTGCGCCTGTCGCATTTCCGAAACTTGCGTTCGGTGATGAAGCGTAGGATGTAAACGGCTGAAGATTATTGATGTTCCAAAGAAGCGTTTCAAAGAAGTCAACGCCGACATCTCCGACAATACTTGACGTTAGATTGTTTGCTACATTGTTGCGAGGATTTGGACTTAGTAACCTGTTGTAATTTTCAATAATTGCATTATTTACAGTCACACAAATTAAGTCTGTATTGTTTGCAAACATTAGACAGTTCCTTACAGTTGTTGGGAAAGTAAGGCTACCGGGTTGTTGTATGACACCGTATGTTGTCCTAGTCATAAGGCAGTTATAAACAGCCACTTGAACGCTATTTAAAAACATTGCTGCAAAAGTTGCGCCTATAAAAATGCTATCAATAATTGAAGAACCATCAGCCACACTTTGCCCAGTTATCTGTATCGAATTGTTTCCACCAAAGAATACACATCTAGAGACTGTCAAGTTTACGGCTGTACTAGTCGGACTAGTGAGAGTAATAATGTCGGTATTTTGATGCCTTGCTATAAAAGAACATTTGGTTAGTTTTAAGTTTGTGCATGTTGTCATGACCATCGCTCGGTTGTTGTCGACGGCAAACTTAATGTTTTGAAAATGCAGAAAGTTTTTCGTCGTGGCAGAGATTATATTTCCCGTATATCCAGACCCAGACAGCGTTGCGTTATAGTTTGTAATAACGACAGGGGCAGCAGTAAAACCACTAAACTGACTGGCAGTCGGGTCACCAATAATGTTGGTTTCGACGGTAGGGTTTGCTATTGTCACACTGATTGTGTCAGTGTAAACACCCGGAGCGATATACAAAGTATCACCACTAGCAAAACCTGAAGAGCTAGATAAAGCATAGGCAACCGTTGCCCACGCTGTTGATGGTGATGTACCTGCAAGCGAGTTGTTTCCACCTTGCGCCGCTGGCTTCACGTAGTAAGTTGCCATTATTCAGCAGTCCCCGATACGATTTCTTGCGCCATTACAACTGCAAACTGATTACTGTAGTTCTGTTGAAACTGTGCATCCTGCAACACCCACCAACCGAACACGCTCGTACCATCAGGTCCAAACGTGCCGAGCAGGTTGCCTTCATTATCGTAGATATCACCAAAGACAATCCAGTCACCGGGGACGTTCGGATTAGGCTCCAGCCGATAGTTTTGCAAGTTCATTTGCCCACCTTCAAACTGTTCGCATTCGTACCCTTAAACGGCATCGTGAGGAACGCCAGCACAGAACTCACCGCAGCGGAGACACCAGCCGCTACCGCCTTGCTCCCGTAGAGTGCCATGACAGCGCCGAGCTCGCTGAGGTCGTGTGCTTCGGATGTCCTGACCCCATCGCCGAATACGCTGGTAAATGCAGCTGTAAAAGCCACGATCACAACGACTACCAATCTTTTGATACTGATGCTGTTCATCTTTGTATGATCGCCTCCAGCGCGGACACTTTGTTTTCCAACTTACCTAACCGTTGCTCGATGCGGCGCACTTCCTGCTGCTGGCCGTCTAAGGTGTTGATGATGTGTGCCACCTGAGTCTCCAGTCGCGTCAGCCTGACCTGCAATGCCACCCAAGCGGCACCGATTGACATAGTCGTAATGAAGGCTTGTATGCCAATCTGTACCCACATCTCTGCTGTCATGATGTCCGCTCCACCAGCCCTACGTGCTGTACCAATAATTCAGTCTGCCCAAAGTCTGTCCCGATCACATCGTAATAGCGGGCATCATCACCTATACGGTAGACCCTATCCTGCGGCATCACGTCAGCACCGACAGCGACTATCAGCGTCCACTGGGCAGATGACTGGATGCCACCACCTACAATTGATTCTGTGTCGCTCTGGTTGGTTAGCCTGGCGTTGTACTCGGCAACCTTACGCCATGTCTCAGTAGCACCGCCCCTGCCGTCTTCGGTCAAGGTGAATCGGTGTATTTCTACCCGGTCTTGGCACAGGTTGCGTACCATGCCGGCTTGCAGGGTTGCGCGGAGGATAGGGCTCATGCGAACACCAACGGTCTGTAGCGCTCAGCCATCGAAAGGCAGTGTGCTTTGAGTTGGCTAAGCTTGACATCGGACGTGCCTTCCTTAGCATCGATATCTGAAGCGCAACGGCTAGCCTTTATCATCCATGCTTGGCGGGTTGCGGTGCGAACATCGTAGCGCTCTACGTTGATCGGTCCTTGGTCAACCCACATGAGGGTTGGGTCACCGGTGCCATCTTCCAGCGTGTAGCCCTTGACGTGGTAAGGAGAATAGACAGGATAATCGGGTTGTGTCGTGCCTGACGTACCGGCTACGCGGCACTCATAAACTCTGCCGTTGGGCGTTGTAGGCACTACACGGTCACCGACAGCATAGGTGGTAGATGCCGTCCAAGTGGTGAACCGTGAGAAAGAATCCAAGATGCTTCCTATGTCGGTTGTGGACATCTGCGGATAGGACTGGGCATCCACAAAAAGTGATACCTGCGCTATCGCTTCGGCTCGTGTCATCATGCTTTCACTATCCCACATAAAGAAAAGCCCCCGGCACGTCTGCCGAGGGCTTGAGATAGAAACCGCTAGGCTTATGTAGCTGCGGATGCTCCAACGATGAGCGAGCCAGTGACGCGGCTGGAAGCCGTGGCGTTGACGTTGCCAACATCGAAAGCACTGAAGGCGAAACGCTCGGTTGCCTTGAATGCCAAAGCATCTTCGACAAAGTAGCGCTGATCCGATACCTCAATGGTAACGGTTCGGCGGTCACCAAATGCAGTACCTACGCTAAGGTCACCAAGAAGGATGTAAGGCGTGGTTGCTGCGAGGGTCTTAGCCATATTCTGGACGAACACAACAGGGTATCCGTAGAGCATAGGCGTTGGGCCGTATGCGCCTTGGATGTCCATAATCGAGTTGCCACCAAGTGCATCAAGGAGAGGTGCAATCGCGTTGTACCAAATCTCCTTGTGCATGAACCATTTTGCGTTAGGTGCATACGTTGGGAGCTTGGCAACCATACCCTTCAGGTTAGCAAGGGTTGGGCTGTAGGTGATGGTCTGACCGGTCGTGAAGACCTGCAAGGAGGCAATGTTAGCCTTGGTTGCGTTGAGGTTGTAGACAGCATAGAGGATGCCATCGAGGCCGCTCGTGGAGTCTACTGCATTGTTGAAAACAACGCGGTCTTCTTCCTTTGCAAGGACATAAGCCATGTCACGGGCAAGGGTCGCACCAAAGTCGATGATCGAATCTTCTGCCAGTTCCTTGGAAACCTGAGTAAGTACTGATGGCTTCTTCGCAACCAAGTTGACCTGTGCAAAGGTCATATCGGATGCGGTAATAGCCGTATTCTCACCAGGGTAGTAGACCGTGGTGGATGCAGTTGCATTCGGCACGTTGAGGACATCGCTGGACATCGGGTAGATGCGGCAGTTCTGACGCGCAATACCGAACTGCTCACGGAGATAGATGAGTTCGCTCGACAGCGGATCTGGAACCGTGAAACCACCAGCGGTTGTCGTGCCTTCGCTCTGTGCTTTAAGGTTGTTCTTGACCCACTCGGTAGCCTTGCGGTTGCCCATGATAGAGCGTCCCCACTGACCCCATGCGTAAGCCTTCCAGTTAGCCTCTTCACGAGTACCAGAGAGTGGGTTACGTCCAACGCATCCGGACTTCCATGGCTGTTCTGCTGGTGCTTCAGTCGCGACAGGGTGGCCTTGTCCGAGTGCCTTGATGGTCTCGATGCGCTCTTCGATGCCCTTGGCTTCAGCCATCAGGCTCTTGACCTGTGCAAGGTCACCGTTACCGGAAGCAAGCTCCCGCGCGGTAGCAAGCACAGATTCTTTTTGATTCTGTAGTTGTGTCAAATTCATAGTTGTGTTAGCAACTCCAGACGTGCCAGCAGTTCCTGGCGTTCGTCATTGTCATGGGCTT